TAATGGCAGTAGGACAACAACCAACTAATACTAGAACTCCGAGTATAGGTCAAGCAAGACAACCTAATAGTTATCAGCATAGGTCGCCGTTTACTTATAACCATAGAAGTCCTTTTACTTATAATCATAGGTCACCGTTTACTTATCAACATAGGTCACCGTTTACTTATCAAGCACAAGAACCTAATATCAGAAGCGCTCAACAGCCTACTATTAAAGATGCACAACAACCTACGATTAAAAACGCTCAACAACCTACTATTAAGAACGCACAAGAACCTAATATCAGAACTTATCAGATTACTGCTAACCAAAGAGCGCCTGTAAACGCACAAGAACCGAATATTAGAAACAAACAATCTCCATATATTGCAGTAAATCAAACTAGTATTCAAACTCCTAGTATTGCAGATGCACAGGAACCTAATATTAGAAATCAACAAGAACCTAATATAAGAAATACACAAACAACAGTGACATATCAACATAGGTCACCATTGACTTATAATCACAGGTCGCCGTTTACTTATGACCACAGAAGTCCATTTACATATGACCATAGAAGTCCTTATATTGCACAACAACCAACACAAGGGCGTAGACCTATCACACAAGTTGCTAAAGTTAAGGGTGTTTTCATGAAAACTGGACCATCTGTAGAAAAAGTTTCACAAGCTTTTGTTAAGAAAGACAACACAGGACCTACAGGAACAGTTGAAAAAATACATCAATCTGTCCCTACGGCACAGTTCAGTGATTAAAATCGTATAAATAGTTGTATGGCTATTATCGCAAATCTTTTTATTGACCAAGGAACAGACTTCTCAGTTGTTGTCGATGTTCAAGATGCAACAGGTTCAGTTCAAAATTTAACTGGATATACTTCTGCAGCTCAAATAAGAAAAACATATGGTTCTTCAAATGTTTCTACATCGTTTACAACTAGTCATGGAACTGCATCAGAAGGAAAGATAACAATGTCTTTAACTGATACTCAAACAAAAGCTTTAGATGCAGGAAGATATGTTTATGACTTAAACATAACTAGTGGTGGAGGAACAACTACAAGAGTCGTTGAAGGTCAAGCAATTATCACACCAGGAGTCACACGATGACAATAAAAGGCGTAGTAAACAGAGTCGCTACTATTGGTGGCACATTATCAAACACAACAAATCTAAGAGCGAAACAAGTATCTTTTGGCAGTGGTGCTACTGATTTGGGTACTAAAAGTATTCAAGAACTTTCAGATGTAAACGCAGCCGAAACAGATAAAGGTCTTCTTACCTATAATTCAACCACCGATAAGTGGGAAACAACCACTAATATCGATGGTGGAACATTCTAATCATATAAATAGTTTATAACAATCAAGGTGTCATTCAGTGAGGCACGACCCACATGTGAGTGGACTGTTTTATAATGCATCTTTCTCGGACAGTGAAGAGAAAAATAATTAATTAATTAATAAATTTTTTCGTAGGAGAAAAAAATGGCAACAGTAATTCAAATCAAAAGAAGCACAGGCTCTGCCGCCCCAGCTACATCAGACTTAGCTGAAGGCGAATTGGCTTATGTTCAGGATAGGTCGAATTCTGGCGCTGGCGCAAAACTTTATATTGAATCAGTAGATTCAGATAACTCTACTGCATTAATCCAAGCGATTGGTGGTAAGTATTATACTGATATGCTTGCTGGTTCAACTGCAACCCCTGCCGACTTTAAAGTTGGTAATGGTTCATCTACTGGTGGTACTTTAAAACTTATGGAAGATACCGATAACGGTTCTAACTATGTAGGTCTTAAAGCTGCAAACGCAATAGGCAGTAATGTCACATGGACATTGCCTAGTGCTGATGGTAGTGCAAACCAAGTTTTAGCAACAGACGGTTCAGGAACTCTATCCTTCGCTTCAACAACTTCGACCATCGCAGGTGCGACTGATACTAATATCACGACTCCCGCTGATGCGTCTTTATTATTTTATGACACTGGCACATCAAAATGGATTGATAATGTCATGTCAGGTGACGCTACTATCACAGATGGTGGTGTATTAACAATCGCAAATGATGCCATTGAACAGGCTATGATTGCAGATGACGCCGTTGGTGCAGACCAACTTGCAGCTTCTTCTGTTGTTATAGGTTCAATTGCAGCTGGAACTCTAGTAATAGAGTCAGAAGGTATTGGGTCTAACGACAACGATACAACAATTCCAACATCTGCTGCTGTTAAAGATTATGTAGATACAAATATCACTGCTCAAGACCTTGACTTTCAAGGTGATTCGGGTGGTGCATTGTCAATAGACTTAGATAGTGAAACACTTTCAATCGTTGGTACAGCCAACGAGATTGAAACTGCTGGTTCAGGTAATACAATTACAGTTGGATTACCAAATGATGTAACCATCGGTCAACATCTTACAGTCACAGGAAACTTAACTGTTAATGGTACAACCACAACAGTTAATTCAACAACTACAACAGTAGATGACCCAATCTTTACGGTTGGTGGTGATTCTGCTCCAGGCTCTGACGATAACAAAGACAGAGGTATTGAGTTTAGGTATCACAATGGTTCAGCTGCTAAAGTTGGTTTCTTTGGTTACGATGATTCAACTAGTAAGTTTACATTCATCGCAGACGCTACAAATACTAATGAAGTATTCTCAGGAAGTGCTGGCGATGTTGCATTTGGTGGCATAACTGCAACTACAATTAGTGGTTCAGGTTTAGCTTTATCAGGTTCAATAACATCTATAGATGGTTCTGCTCCTTCAGCAGGTCAAATCTTAATAGGTAATGGTTCTAATGGTGATATGCAATTAGCAACATTAACTATGGGTGAAGGTCTTGATATAACAAATGCAGATGGTGCTATTACACTCGCTGGTGAAGATGCAACTACTTCTAATAAAGGTATCGCTTCTTTTGCTAGTGCAAACTTTACAGTATCAAGTGGTGCAGTATCAATCACTGCTATTGATGGCGGGACATTTTAATTAACGCTATACAATAGGAGGAAGATATGGCAACAGTTATTCAGTTTAAGAGAAGTTCTACTCAGAATGATACACCTGCGACTAGTGATTTAGCACTAGGCGAATTGGCTGTCAATACCTACCACGGTAGGGTTTACACTGAGAAAAATGATGGTTCAGCTGCAATCGTAGAAGTCGGTTCAGTTCCAGCATCTTTAACTATCAATGACGCTATAACTTTCCCAACCAGTGATGGTTCAAGTGGACAAGTTTTACAAACTAATGGTTCAGGAACACTTTCATTTGCTAATGTTGGTGGTTCAGGACTAACAATATACAAATATTCAATTACAAGTAATACAACAGCTATTACAGGTGCTGATGATGATAATAATACATTATCATACACACCAGGTAATGAACAAGTATATTTGAATGGTGTAAAACTAGTAGATGGTGGTGCAGATTATACTGCTACCAACGCCACTACTGTCACTTTAGCGGCGAACGCAATAAATGGAGATGTAGTAGAAGTTGTAGTATATTCAGCCGTTGACTTAGTTCAAGGTTATTATACTGCTTCAACTTTTTCAGCTACAACTGCAAACCAAGTATTGAGTTCAAACGCAGTTGCGAATAAAGCAATCAAGTATGTGTTGTGTGCAACACATGCTAGTGCAGGCACCCATGCTGCTGAGGTATTGTTAATCAATAATGGTTCAAATGCATACTTCGTTCAATACGGAGATGTGTATTCAACCGCATCGTTATTTTCGTTGAGTGCAGATATTAATTCAGGAAACATGAGATTACTTGTGACTCCTGTTAATACTAATACAACGATTGACACTTTCCAAATAAGACATTCATAGGGGGAATAAGAAATGGCTATAACTAAAAGTTTTAAACTCGCAGAGTTGATTAGACATCTTACTTATGACTCAACAACTGATAGTATTACTACAGCTAAATCCATGTCAACTAAAGAAAGAACTAGAGGTAATGCTACTAAAACAGCTACAACTCAGTTTAATTTAGATACTTTTGCACATGCGACATTTAGAGCTGCTAAATACATCATTGCAATGTCTAGAGGAAGTGACTTTCACTCTACAGAAATAATGTTGGTCCATGATGGCTCTGCTGTCACATTGACACAATACGGCACATTAAAGGATGCAACAATAGCGACATTTGATGCTGACATATCGGGAGATAATGTCAGATTAAGATGCACACCAGCATCTTCTTCTTCAAGTGTAATAAAATTCGAAAGAATTTTGGTAGACGCTTAATCAAATAAAATACTTTATTTAAGGGGACTTACGAGTCCCCTTTTTTTCTTTCAAATACAAAAATATCATAAATAGTTATTATGGCAACTAAAGCAAAATTTTATGCAGATTTGGGATTACAATCCTCAACTGAACCATCACAAATAGACGGCAATTTAACTGTAGCAGGTAATTTAACAGTCACAGGAACGACAACAACAGTTAATTCAACAGTGACATCAGTTGGTGATTCTATGTTTGAATTTGCAAACCAAAATACTAGTGCCGACTTAATTGATATTGGTTTCTATGGAAATTATAATGATGGATTATCAGATGGTGGTGCATCAGAATATACAGGACTTTTTAGAGATGCATCAGATTCAACTTGGAAATTGTTTGATGGTTTAGAGGCAGAACCTTCAACAACAGTTAATACAAGTGGAACAGGATATGCTCTTGCTGATTTAACACTAGGAGATTTAACTGCAACTACATTAACAGCTGCAAGTTTATCATATCCTTCAAGTGATGGTTCTGCGAATCAAATGCTTATCACAAACGGTAGTGGAACATTATCGTTTGCTAATCAACCACTCACAACAGGAACATTGACTACAACTTCTACAAGTGCAACAACTTTAGATAGTATCGCAGTTGCAACTTATAGAGGTGCAAAGTATTCAGTCACAGCGTCAGATGCTACAGGTGGTGTTTATCAGATAACAGAGATTCATGTTATTCATAATGGTTCAGCCGCATCTATAACTCAATTTGGAACAGTCCTACAAGGAGGTTCTACTGAATTGGGAACATTTACCGTAGATATTAATAGTGGAAATCTTAGACTTAGAGTTGCAAGTGCATCTTCAAACTCAACAGTTTATAAGTTTAAAAGAATAGACCACGCAGTATAAAAAAAGTCAAAGAATAACCAAAGATAGTCTTTGGAGAACAGAAACAAGATATAAATAATAGAGTTAGAAGACTTACTTATAAGAAAGGACACATAAATGGCAACAACAAACACATTTGTAATCGAATATGGTCTGTCAGTAGGTTCAACAGAAGTAATAAACTCATCAGGTAAAATCATTGCTAGTGCATTGTCAACAGTAGATACTGATGATATAACAGAGGGTTCAACGAACCTTTATTACACTTCTGCCAGATTTAACAGTGCATTTGATACAAGATTAAGTAATGCTACTATTGACGGAGGAACTATCTAATGACCGCAAAGAATTTTATAATCAAAAATGGATTAACTGTAGGTACTACAGAAGCTATAGATAGTTCAGGAGATTTAACGGCAGCTGCATTTGGAACAGCTGCAAATGAGGCAATTGATGATAGAGTCAATGCCCTTTTAACTGCTGGAACTGGCGTATCATTATCATATGATGACGCTGCTGGCACATTAACAATCAACGGACAACAAGGTGATGTCACAGGCGTAACCGCAGGCGATGGTTTATCAGGTGGTGGAACATCAGGTGGAGTCACACTTGCATTAGACCTTAACGAACTTACAGCCGCTGGAGTAGATGTAGCAAACGATAGTATTGCTATTATAGATGCAAGTGATAATTCAAGTAAAAAAGAATCAATCGCAGACCTTGCCACTGCAATGGCAGGCACAAACATAACTGCTACAAATGGTGTTCTTTCAACAACAGCAGATATAACAGGTGTCACCGCAGGCGATGGACTTTCAGGTGGTGGAACAAGTGGTGCATTAACACTCGCACTTGACCATAATGAATTGACAGCAGCTGCTGTTGATGTTGCAAATGATAGTATTTCAATTATAGATGCTTCAGACAGTAATGCAACAAGAAAAGAAAGTATTGCCGACCTCGCTACTGCAATGGCAGGAACTAATATCACTGCAACCAATGGTGTCTTATCAACAACAGCAGACATAACAGGAGTCACAGCAGGTGATGGTTTATCAGGTGGTGGAACAAGTGGTGCATTAACAGTTGCACTAGACTTAAACGAATTAACAGGCGCTACAGTAGCAGTTGATGCTGATAGTATTCCATTTATAGATGCATCCGATAACTCAACTAAGAAAGAGAGTATTGCAGACTTTGTATCAGGAATTGCTGGGACAGGTCTTACTGCAAGTTCAGGACAATTAAGTATCTCAGAAACAGGAGATATATCAAGTGTTGTCGCAGGAGATGGTTTAACAGGTGGTGGCACAACAGGAGATGTCACTGTTAATGTTGTAGGTGGTGATGGTATCACTGCAAACGCAAACGATATTGCACTATCATCAACAGTCGCTGGTGATGGTCTATCATTTTCAAGTGGTGTTCTCGCAGTAGGCGTAGATGACGCTTCAATAGAATTAAATTCAGATGCAGTTAGAGTTAAAGCAAGTGGTATCACTAATGCCATGCTTGCAGGTTCAATTGCAAACGCTAAACTTGCAAACTCATCTATAACAATTGATGGAAGTGCTACTGCATTAGGTGGTTCAATAACTACAAATAACACTGTAGATATGGGTGATGGTTTCAAAGTTGAAGATGGCGATGGAACAGAAGTCACAATAACAGAAAACAAACAACTTAAATTTGTAGAGGGTGGTGGTATTGACATCGACTTTACAGATACAGATAGTGGTGCAGATGGAGATGAGTTTGATTTAACATTTACAATTCCTGCAAGTGGTATAACAAATGCCATGTTAAATGGTTCTATATCAAACGACAAACTCGCAGGTTCAATTGCAAATAGTAAACTTGCAAATTCAAGTTGGACACTTTCAGATGGTTCAAACACAACTGCTATCTCATTGGGTAATACTGCAACCTTTGCCGGTGGTGAAGGTATAGATGTTGCAGAAAGTTCAGGAACACTTACAGTATCAGCAGAACTTGCAACAGAAACAAACGCTGGTGTCGCAACATTTGATGGAACAGACTTTACTGTATCTTCTGGTGATGTGACAATGAACGCAGAAAGAATTCAAGACATCGTTGGTGCAATGGTTACTTCAAATACTGAAACTGCAATCACTGTAACCTATCAAGATGGCGATGGAACTTTAGACTTTGCAGTGTCAAATACAGACTCAATATCAGAAGGTTCATCTAACCTATACTTCACTAACGCAAGAGCACAAGCTGCTATTTCTGGCGGAACAGGTGTTTCAGTAAGTAGTGGCACAGTAAGTATTGGACAGGCAGTTGCAACAAGTTCAGATGTGACCTTTAATGATGTCACCGTTGCAGGTGATTTAACAGTTAATGGTTCAACGACCACAGTATCTTCAACTAATACAACAATAGAAGATGCTTTAATAGAATTAGGAACAGGAACATCAGGCACACCATCTAACGATGCAGGTATCGTTATAGAAAGAGGTGATGAATCGAATGTATTTATGGGTTGGGATGATAGTGCAACTTCATTCATTATGGGAACAACTACTGCTACAGGCGCTTCAACAGGTGCATTAACAATTACACCTGCTGCCCTATCTACTGGTGCATTAACAATTACAAATGCATCGAATAGTGGTGGAACTGCAAGAAACATATATCAATCAACATCAGCACCTAGTGGAAGTGATGGCGCAGTTGGTGATTTATGGATTCTTTACTCTTAATAGTTAGGATTATATAATATGGCAACAGGCTCACAGAAGGTAAAAACTCCGTCAGGATGGAACGCAACACAAGGCGCATGGGTTAAGACTGGCCCTACTACATGGAAAGATGTAGAACAAATCTATATTAAAACTCCTTCTGGTTGGAATAATGCATCTGGTCAAGAAAGTGTGCAACAACCTTATCCTTATATTGCGAATCAACAAGAACCCAATATAAGAAACGCACAAACCCCATATCCTTATATCGCAAACCAACAAGAACCAAATATTAGAAATGCACAAGCACCATATCCTTATATTGCAAATGCACAAGAACCTAATATAAGAAACCAACAGCAACCTTCTACTTATCAGCATCCTGCAAACCAACAGGAACCTAATATTAGAGATGCACAAGAACCTAATATAGTAAATGGTCAAGAACCTAATATTAGAGATGCAAGGCAACCAGGAACTTACGACCATAGGTCACCTTTTACATATAGAGACCCTAGAACATATCAGAATCCTTCTACATACGACCATAGGTCACCTTTTACATATGACCACAGAAGTCCATTCACATATGACCACAGGTCGCCGTTTACATATCAACATAGAAGTCCATTTACTTATAACCATAGGTCGCCTTTTACATACAACCATAGAAGTCCATTTACCTATCAAGTAAGACAACCGAATAACGCAAGAACTTCTGCTCAGAACCCATTTACATTCCAGGCAAGAGAACCGAATAACGCAAGACAACCATATACAACGCAGACTCCGTTTACATTCCAGGCAAGAGAACCGAATAACGCAAGACAACCTGGTAACTCTAGAAGTCCGACTACATATAGTTATCGTAATCCATTCACTATACCAGGTGGTGGTGGCGGTGGTTGTTTCGCTGCTGGTTCATTAGTATGGCTTGCAGATGGCAGTCATGCACCAATAGAACATTGCGTAGAAGGACAACAAATAATGTCTTGGAATGAATCTACTAAAGTAATTGAACCGAAAGAAATATCATTAATGATGAAACCAAGAACTTGTCCGATTTATGATGTTGTATTATCAGACGGAAGAGTTTTACAGATAACAGATGGTCATCCAATAATGTTAAGTAATCAAGAATGGGGTGCTATTGATGTTGAGCAATGTGTAAGAGACCACTCATGGTTAGAAGGACTCAACTCACACGAATTTAAGGTAGGTGATTCTTTAATGACTATGACTGACGCTATAATGTTTGATAGACAAAACGAAGTTGGTTTAGATATAGTAGAGATTAAAGAGAATTCAGTAATGACAGTTTATAACATAAGTGGTGTTTCAACAAACCACACATACTTTGTAAATGGTATGTTAGTCCACAATGGTGGTAATAACCAGAAGAGATAAGATATGCCACAGCAACCAATCATCGCAAACACGCAACAACCTTCGACTACTCAGAGTCCGTTTACATATCAGTCGCCGTATATTGCATCTGCTAGGCAACCTGGTAATGCTAGAACGCCATTTACTTATCAGTCGCCATATATTGCACCTGCTAGACAACCATATAGACAACCATTTACATATCAGTCACCATATATTGGTAATGCACAACAACCAAATATTCGTTCAGCGCAACAACCTAATATCAGAAGTGCTCAGCAACCTACAATTAAAAACGCTCAGCAACCTACAATTAAAAACGCTCAGCAACCTACGATTAAGAACGCACAAGAACCAAATATTAGAAACGCACAAACAACAGCGAACTATAGGCATCCTGTAAATGGACAAGAACCTAATATTAGAAGTAATCAAACACCGTTTACTTATCAACATAGGTCACCGTTTACTTACAATCTTAGAAGTCCGTTTACTTATCAACATAGGTCGCCAACTACATATAGGTCTCCTTCAAATGCACAAACTACAATAACATATGACCACAGAAGTCCATCTACATATGCAAGACAAGGACAACAACCTTCAACATATGACCACAGAAGTCCAACTACATACGCAAGACAAGGACAACAACCTTCTACTTATGACCATAGGTCACCAGCTACATATGCAAGACAAGGCAGAACGCCTCTAATCCGTTGGGATGGAACTGGCGCTTGGCCTGGCACACCTATTACTTCTTAGTGACATAAATATCCGTAAGAACGGATTATATTATGAGTATTCAAAGCAAATCTTTAGAAGAAACTATAGCAATTATTAAACAAGAAGAACCATTCGAACCTTCTTTTCATTTACATTTGGGTAGTTTCAATGTCAATGAACCCTATGAAGATAAAGAAGCATATAAGTCTTTAAAATGGGTTATAGAAAATCAAAACTTAAAACTTAAAAAAGTCACATGGGGTGATATAGTAGATTTAATCAAAGAAGGAAAGTTTTATGGTTGGAATGCATTACAATCTCAGTCTTTTGGTTATCAATATTTCTTACCACATGGTTATACAGTAGCACCACAGAATCCAGAACCTGGTCATATAGGTATGGATTTTAAAAATAAGAATGATGAATATGAAGACATATCAAACTATGTTGATGATTATGATGATTCTAATGGTAAAAGAAATATAAATTCTGTATATTATCATGCCGCTAAAGCGCATTGGTTAGTTGACTCTATAAGAAAAGATGGACTATGGAATCCTATTCAAGGTAAAGTGAGAAAACAAGGAGATATGTTTAGATTGGAAATTCATCCAGGTTCTGTTCGTTCTCCTGTATTCGAATGTCTTAATGACAGAGATATGGAAATGTGGATATGGGACGACTTTGATGCGATACCTGTTCCTGAAATTGAAGTAGATGAGATTATAAAATGGGTCAAAGAAAAGATACAAGCAAATCCAGATAAGTATCACAACAATATATCTTTTGCATTTACTCATAATTATATAGAAATACTTTGTGATTTACAACAATTAAGTTTTAGAAAAGATGTATATGAATTCAATAAGAAGGCATGTAAACTTGCAAAGGGTAAACACCTAAACATATACATTGGTTATGATTCTAGACATCAGAATCTTGCAGAATTAAATAAGAAATGCCTTGAACATGCGTGTAGATATGGTGCAGGTGGTGGAGATGTTCACGATTTAATGAACAAATGGAAACCAGAGATTAAGTTTCTTGACATATCAAAGATACCAGAATACACTAGAGATTACGCAAACCAATCCACTGAATTTACATACAGTAGATTTTTAATACCATACTTAGAAAATTATGAAGGATTTAGTATATTCTTAGACGATGATATATTGTTTACTAAGAGTATATGGCCTATGTTCTATTTCTTAGATTTAGATGATGCAGTCGCATGTATCAAATATGATTTTGATAAGTATGCAGAAACTAAATTTGATGGCGAAAAGAATGTATCATATCCGAAGAAACTATGGTCTTCGCTTATGATATTCAACAATGGACACGAAGATTGTAAGAAACTTACACCAGAAATAGTTAATACTGAATCTGGTAAATACTTACATCAATTTGAGTGGACCGATAAAATATCTGAAATACCAGACCACTATGTCTTTACAGAAGGACACGATACAAGAGAAACTAATTGGAGACCTAGTGCAATACATTATACTAGGGGTGGTCCGTGGATTGAAGGTATGGATACGACTCAAATTGCAGAACTAAATACTTATATAAGTCTATTGAATAAATTCAGTAATTAAGATATAATGGAGTGATTATGAATATGTTAATTTATTGTGAGAATGGAAATCTCACTATTAGAAAACCGAACGGACTTGAATATACTTTCGAGAATACAGATAGACCCGAATTAGGGTTTGATTATGATGTATTAGTTTACGATGATATTGAAGTTAAGATTCTCAATTGGAAAGATAACACTAGTTTTGAAGAACAAGAGAAAATTAACTTAGTTGATGGTGAAATTGATGCAATCGAAACATACATAAAGAATTCAGCGCCACCACAAGGTGTAAGCCTACAAAATCAATTTAGTAGTCAATTACAAAATATGTGTTCTGGTTATATTGCAGACCAAGCTGATTCTTATGGTTTCACTGATATGATGGATGTAGTTGCAGCCGGAAGAGAAGGTTCAAACCATCCTTTAAGGTCAGATGCACGAAGAGTATTAGAATACTATGATGCTGTATGGAATGTTTATCTAAATGTTGTTGATGAAATTAGAAACACTAGAGAAGATACTTTAAAAGAATTTTCAGACTACTCAAATCAGATACCTTCACCACAGAAAGCACTCATAGATTAAACTATGAATAAAGACCTAGAGATAATCTATCTAGATAGACCGTTTCGCTTAAAAGAATTTCCCATAAAGAATAAAGTTTATGTGATTGATGATTACTTAGAAACGAGTTTACATCATTGGATTAATGATAAATGCACAAACAGTGCAATATGGTCTAAAACAAATTCAGTAAGAGGTCACAGCAAAACAGGTTTACCACACCATTCATTTTGGGGTTCATCATTTTTTATAGGAAGAAATGGTGATGTTAAGAGAGATGATAATTGTGTTTCAGAATTACAGTCAATTCCTTTTAGATGGTTGAATAGAAGAATATGCACGGACTTTGGGTTTAAATGGAAAAGATTTCAATACATGGGTGTAAATTCGCAGACATATGGTCAACACGGAACGACTCATAGTGATTGCAAAGAAGAAGATGATTGGAACATTTCATTCTTATACTATTATAACACATATTGGAATCCTGCATGGGGTGGTGATTTGAGAATATATGATGAACCACAACAAGGGTTAGACGGAAGAGATGAACATATTGAGAATCATCAAATCGGAAACATTAAGTTTGTTCCGAATAGATTATTAATGTTTGACGGAAGAATACCACACGGTGCAGATGCACCAACAGAAAGAGCAAGATATATGGATAGACGCTCAATAGTTCTAAGAGGAGATGAAATAGAACTAGTAAATAAAGAAGATTTTTATAATGCCAACGATAGATTTCACTACATTTAATGAACGCAGTTTAAGGGACTTTAAACCTGTTCTCGCAAAATCAATTTCTCCAGATTGGTGGAAGAAGTTAAAGATTTTTCAAGCAGTTAGAGGAAGAAGAACGCAAACTATTCGTGCATGTCCAGCGATGCATGATTGGTTAAAGTCTGGTTGGTATATTCTCGCAAATAGAGATATAGAAGTATTAGTTGGACAAGATAGAGAAGGATTATCTAACGAAAACTTTGTCACTAGAGACCATACAAATTCTGGTTACAATTCACCATCGCATCCATCTGAACAATTTGATAATGCATTTGATTATATAAAGAATACTAAAGGTCATGTTAAAGATGCATTTAAGATGAGAAATCCTTGGAACATTATTACACCAGATGGTTATACTTGTTTTTATCTAGACCCATTTCTATTTCAGAATGATTACTTTGCTGTTTGGCAAGGCATAATAGATACAGATAAGTTTAACACAAATCAAGATAATTCGCAAATTATATTTTATCCTAAAGTAGAACATTCTTTTGTTATACCAGAAGGCACACCATTGGTTCAAGTTATACCATATAGAAGAGAAGAATGGACTGCAACATATCAATTAAAAGATGCAAAAGTTTGGCATGAGAATAGAAGTAAATACACATCTAACGCAGATATGCCATCAATGGATGAACAAGGAAGAAGAGAGTATGATTCATATAAAGATGAAGAATCTAAACAATTAGGTCCATATAGAAAAGAAGGATATTGGCAAGAGAAAGGTCAGTTCTATAGTGAAGAAGAACCACCACCAGAATGTCCTTTTCATAAAGGAGAGAAAGATGTCAGTTAGATTAATGTATCCAATTTATCTTTTTCATAAGTCATATCTTCATAATGAAAAAGATATGAACTCTCAAATGACAGAAGAATACTTTGGTTTATTGAAAGATGAAATGGATGCGATAAGACAAAGAGATAGAGGAAGATTTTTATCTAATCAAGAAACAACTAGTTGGCAATCCAATGATGGTTTAGAAACTAATCCAATATTCATTGGTGCAATAAGACAGATACAAAGAGAAGTTAGAGATGAGATTATGCCTTTCTTGGGTGCTAAACCCGATAGTTTTGATATAGAATTTCATAATTCATGGGCAAATATAAATGGTTTTGGTGCATGGAATTCTCCACATTTACATAATGGTTGTTTCTATTCAGGTGTAATGTATATAAAAGCAGATGGTGATGAAGGAGATTTACAGTTCATAGATAAAGACCCTAAAGTAGTTTCTGATATGCCTGCTGTTCCTAGACTTCATGATAATGTTAGAATCACACCTAGAACAGGAGATTTGTATATGTTTCCTAGTGGAACAATGCACATGGTCGCACCAAATTTAACCGATAAAGATAGATACAGTATATCGTTTAATCTTCAAGTTAGAATGAAGAATTATACGCTTGGACGCAACGAAGATAAGATGTGTAGAGGCGACATAAAAAATCTGGACAACATATGGGATATAGACGATAATGGCGACTATATTTACTAAATAATGGCATGGAATTTGTTATCGACCCACATATGCTATGGAACTTGGTTCTTACTGTTATAGTAGTTCCTGGTGGTTGGCTAATTAGAAGTATCTTCGCAGAACAGAAGAGAATTGATATACTAATCAATAAGACAAGAGAAGAGATTGCAAAAGACTATGTTACCAGAGAACAAATGGAACAAACTTTTCAAAGAATTATCGACTCTATAGAGAGAATAGACGAGAAGATAGATAGACTCCAAACAAAAACTTATTTCCAAGATTAGAATTACTATAAATAGTAGTATAAACAGGAACTACTATTATGGCATCACCGAACAGTAAAGCAACATTTAAAGAATACATCAAGAGAGCTCTTGGTGCTCCTGTTCTTGAAATCAATGTCGATGACGACCAGTTTGATGATAGAATAGACGAGGCGCTACAATATTTTCACCAATATCACTATGATGGTTCAATTAAAACTTATTTAAAACACCAGATTACAGACACTAAAATCACTTCTATGAAGAGTGATGAATCTTTTACAGAAACATCTGCTGGTAACCACGCATATACAGACGAAGCATTTAAACAACAACAAAATTATGTAATATTACCTGATTTTGTTTTGGCAGTAATGAATATATTCCCTTTCAATGACAAACATAATCTTAATATGTTTGACTTACGATACCAATTAAGATTGAATGATTTATATGATTTAACTGCAACAAATGTATTGTATTATGAAATGGTTCAACAACATATAAGATTGTTAGATAACATTCTTGTTGGAAGACAACCAATTAGATTCAATCAACATCAGAATAGATTATATTTAGATATGGATGTAGATATGATTAATGCAAACGAATGGTTAATCATAGAATGCTATAGAAAATTAGACCCTAACGACTTTACAGATATTTACAACGATATGTGGTTAAAGAAATATGCAACTGCAAAAGTTAAATATCAATGGGGTGAGAACTTGTCTAAGTTCCAAGGTATTGCATTACCAGGTGGTATTACACTAGATGGTCAGCAATTGAAACAAGAAGCACAAGAAGAAATACAACGACTCGAAGAAGAGTCAAGATTAAATCATGACATGTTACCTATGGATATGATTGGATAATGAGATATGCCAACTAATGTTTTTTTCAACCATGCAGTCCAAACAGAACAGCAACTATACGAAGATTTAGTTGTTGAGTCATTAAGGATTTATGGACATAATGTTTATTATTTGCCTAGGCAGATAATAGAAGAAGATACTATACTGAATGAAGATGTTCAATCTAAATTCGGTGATGCGTATTCTGTTGAAATGTATCTTGAAAATACAGAAGGTTTCGAAGGAGAAGGAGACCTTATGTCTAAGTTTGGTGTTCAAGTCAGAGACCAAGCAACATTTGTCATATCGTTAAGAACTTGGGAAAGATTCATTTCTCTAGACGGAAACCTCGCAACATCATTCAGACCTAACGAAGGAGATTTAATATACTTTCCATTAAGTGGTGGAATGTTTGAAATCAAATTCGTAGAACACGAAGACCCATTCTATCAAGTTGGTAAATTATTTGTATTTAAGATGCAGTGTGAACTGTTCGAATACAGTCAAGAAGATTTCGATACAGGCTTTGGCGATATAGACCAAATAGAAGACGAACAGGCATATTCATTACAAATGACAATGGCAAGTGGTAATAATAAAGACTATGTTGCTAACGAGAACTTAACTAAAGGTGGCACAGTTGTCGCAGAGGTTGTTTCTTGGAACGCACCTACAAGTAAACTACTTGCGAAAGATATTACAACAACGCTTGTTGCAACCGATGTATTGATTGGTGCAATATCAGGCGCACAATACACTATCAATTCAATAGATGATAGAATGAAGTTCACTAATGATGCAGCTGCTCAAAACTTAGACTTTGAACAGAAAGATACATCATATCTAGATTTAAGTGAAACTAACCCATTTGGAGAACCATAATGTTAGAAAAAGTTATTGCAAATACACTAGGCATCGATGAAGGTGCAATTAAAGATGAATCAAATTTCGTAGAAGATTTAGGTGCTGACTCATTAAATATTGTTGAGTTAGTAATGGAAGTAGAACAAGAATTTGATATAGAAATTCCTGATGAAGATGCTGAAGGTTTAAACACTGTTGGTGATTTAAGAAAGTATATAGAGGACTATTCATAATGTTCGGAACTTATTTCTATAACGAAACTATTAAGCGATGCGTATCAGTATTTGGTACCATGTTTAATAATATTCAGTTTAAGAAAGTTAAAGCAGACGGAACTGTTTTAACATCTCCGATTGTTCCTATATCTTATGGACCTAAACAAAAGTTTTTAGATAGAATTGCAGAAGAACCAAATCTATCAGATAGTAATAGAAGTGCAATCTCATTACCTCGTATGGCATTTGAACTTACAGGTTTTGAATATGATGTTGCAAGACAACAGAATAAACTTATAAGAGCTCACAAGTCTGTTTATGAGGCAGATGGTAAGAGAGGGTTTCAATATCAACCTGCACCTTATAATTTAAACTTTACATTGTCTATTCTAACAAAGAATATGAACGATGCATTGCAGATAGTAGAACAGATACTTCCATACTTTCAACCAGAATATACAGTCACGATGAAAATGGTTGATTCTATGCCAGACAATAGAGATGTTCCTATCATATTAAACAGTGTATCATTCAGTGATGAATATGAAGGTGGATTTGATGATAGAAGAATTATAGAATACACCTTAGACTTTACAATGAAGACATACTTCTTTGGACCTGTATATACAGGCAACCTTATTAAGAATGTTATTGAAAGAACTTATGCAGGCGATGGTAATACTGCATTTACATCTTCTGAAATAACACAAACTGGTTTGGTTAAAGAAGTTAAACATTATGAACCTGCATTTGGAGAACGATGTAATGCTGTAAGTAATTCAGCTACAGTCACCTTTGCAGATGCGATAAATACTAAGATAAGTGTAAACGATGAAGTATTCGGAACAAACTTAACAACTAATCCGACCATTTCATCTATTGCAAATGACAAAAAATCAATTGTATTAAACAATGCAATTACAGTTGATGCAAATACACTGCTTAAGTTTGTTGGTTCAGTAGACCCAGCAGATACATTTGTAGTTGCAGAAAATGTGACATTTTATGATGATGGTTCAGGCAAAACTTTTGCTGACGAAGATAATACTTAATTATGAGTGATGACATAAACCAAAAATTAGATGACATTCTAAATATCGAATCTGATATTAAAAAAGAAACACAAGTAGTTAAACTTCCTACTCGTCACGAGAATATGGAAACAGACTACAAGTATGCTAGAGAGAATCTTTATGACCTCGTTGAAAGAGGACAAGATGCAATAGACGGCATACTACAACTTTCCAAAGAAACTGAACATCCTCGTGCCTACGAAGTCGCAGGCCAATTAATTAAAACTGTTGGAGAAACAGCAGAAAAACTTATAGACTTACAACAGAAGTTGAAAAAGTTAGAGGGTGAAGACCAAAAGATTGGACAACAACACAATCACTTGTATGTTGGTTCTACATCCGAGTTGCAGAAGTTTCTTAAAAAGAATGACAAGAAATAAAGATTACCTAAGATTTTTTAAAACTGCATATTGTTTCTTAGATAAACAAAGAAACGAAGCATATGAAAACTGGATATCTGAAAATGTTAAAGATAAAACAGTTATAGATTTAGGTGCAGGTTCAGGCATACTATGTTATCTTGCAGTTAAGTATGGTGCAAAGAAAGTATATGCATTAGAACGCAAAGGAAGACTCATTCATAGAATGAAAGAGATATTGGGTGATAGTGTAGAATATATACACGCAGACTTATTAGAGTTAGATGAATTACCAGAATGTGACATATATCTACATGAATGGTTAACATCGGAGTTTTGGAACGAAAAGAGATTTCTTAGTAATTGGTTCCATGAAGAACACGAAGAAATGAAAGTTGGACATATATTAGATTTAGTAAAATATGCAAAGTGGCATGGATTTGTAGATAAATTATATCCAAATACAGTAGAACTTTCTAATATAGATGGACAATCAAATTCAGTTGGGTGGATAGATATGAACATAGATTCATACTCTAAATACTCCAAACAGTTTATTGAAGATTATTATAGTGATATAAAACTAACAACTCACTATGAGAACACAATATTTAAGAAAGATGTTCTATGGAAAGGACACATTAAAGATTTGAAATATACAGAAGTAGATAATTTTCTAGGTTGGGAGTTATCCTTTGATGATAAACATGTATTATCAAATCATTTACCAATCTCGCATTGGGGTTTAAAAAATGGTTCAAGCTAAAAACGAAGGTTACTTAGGTAACAATTTAATCAAAAGAGCAGGTGTAGAAACCAAATACACCGAAGAACAGATAGCAGAATATCAAAAATGTTCTGAGGACCCTTGTCATTTTATAGAAAAGTATTGTCAAATCATATCTCTAGATGAGGGTTTAGTGCCATTTACTTTGCGTGGTTATCAAGAAAAGTTAATCAATCACTTCAATAAACATAGATTTAGTGTTGTTTTGGCTGCTAGACAAAGTGGTAAATCAATCACTTCTTGTGGGTATCTATTATGGTATCTATTATTCACGCCAGAAGTCACTGTGGCGATTCTGGCGAACAAAGGAGCGATTGCGAGGGAAATGGTAGCAAGAATAGTGACCATGTTGGAAACAGTGCCATTCTTCTTACAACCAGGCGTAAAGATACTAAACAAAGGTAATATAGAGTTTGGTAATGATAGTAAATTAGTGGCAGCTGCAACATCTTCAAGTTCTATTCGTGGTATGTCAATTAACATGTTGTATCTCGATGAGTTCGCTTTCGTAGAAGATGCAGAAACATTCTATACTGCAACATATCCTGTGGTAACATCTGGTAAAGATTCAAAGGTTATTATTACATCTACTGCAAATGGTGTGGGTAATATGTTCCATAAGATATATGAAAGTGCTGTTCATGGTAATTCAGAATATGAAAGTTTTCTAATTAACTGGCATGATGTGCCTGGCAGAGATGAAGAATGGAAGAAACAAACAATTGCAAACACATCAGAAGCACAATTTGAACAAGAATATGGTAATAGTTTCTTAGGGACAGGTAATACTCTTATCAACGCAGACACCTTATTGGGTATGAGAGCGCTAGATGGAGAATGGAAAAAAGATGGTTTAACAGTATATGAAAGACCACAACCAGGTCATAACTATGTCACAACAGTAGATGTTTCGCAAGGAAGAGGGTTTGATTACTCGACTTTTAGTGTATTTGATGTGACTAATAGACCATTTAAACAGGTTTGTACCTTTAGAGATAACATGGTTAGCCCTTTGCTATTTCCGGATTTAATAAATAAGTATTGTAGTAGATATAATGAATCTTTAGTTATTATCGAGAATAACGCAGAAGGTTCGATGGTTGCTACGCAATTACATTATGATATTGAGTATCCTAATGTTTTTGTCCAAGGAATGACAAAAGCAGAAGATATTGGTATCACAATGTCCAGAAAGATTAAAAGAGTTGGTTGTTCTACTCTAAAAGAACTTCTAGAAGAAAACAGACTCGTAGTAGTTGATAGACCCACAATAACAGAACTAATGACATTTGTTAATAAAGGTTCATCATTTGAGGCTGATAGAGGTTATCATGACGATATGGTCATGAATTGTGTTCTTTTCGCATGGTTTGTCACCACCGAATTTTTCACACACTTAACGGATACCGCTGTAAAAGACTTACTTTATGCAGAACAACAGAAGATGATAGAAGATGATTTATTACCAGCAGGGGTATTTGGGGAACAAAATACCGATTCATTTGTGGATTCAGAGGGAACTTTGTGGTCTGTAGATGGTGTAAAGTAGTTTGTTAGATAAATAAAATATATAAATAAAAGTGTAAACAACTTTTACAATGTAAAAATACATTAACAGGAGAAAAGTATGGCATTTCAAGTTTCACCAGGCGTTCAGGTCAAAGAGATTGACCTATCGAATGTTGTCCCAGCAGTATCCTCAACAAGAGGTGCTTTCGCTGGCTTATTCCAATGGGGTCCTGTTGATATAGTAAAAACAGTTTCAGACGGACAACAGTTGGTTGATGAATTTTTCGAACCAGTTAATACAGACGCTGGAGCCGAAGACTTCTATTCAGCAGAATCATTTTTGAAATATGGTTCTTCTTTGAGTGTTGTTAGAATAGCAAACACAGGGTTATTCTCAGCAAACCAAAGTGGAAATGGCGCAACATTATTAAAACATTCTGATGATTACACGAATACTTTCAAAGCTGGTGGTCAAGCAGGTACAGTAGGAAAATTTGTATCTAGATACGCAGGCGCTTTAGGAAACTCTCTTAAAGTTTCAGTTTGTGCATCTGCTAACGCTTACTTTAATGATAACGCTTCATTAATTAATAATGGGGCAGGATATGCAGTTGGTTCTACATCAGTAGTAGTCGATGCAGGTTCTAGTTTCCAAGTTGGAGACATTATTAAGTTCGCAAACCACAGTAATCACTATAAGGTTACTGCAATTTCTACACACACCTTGACTATCGAAGCATTAAACCAACCCGCTGGCACAGGTCTTGTAACCGCTGTCGTTGATAACGAACAAGTGGACAGATATTGGGAACATTACGCATTGTTTGATAAAGCACCAGGAACATCTGCTCACGCAGCTCTGATTGGCGCAACAAACGATGAAATGCATATTGTCGTAGTAGATGAAGATGGTGCTATAACAGGAACTAAAAATACAGTTCTTGAATCACATGGGTTTATGTCTAAAGCTTCAGACGCTCACGATAGTGTTGGAAACTCTAACTATTATAGAGATGTAATCGAAAGAAATTCATCATATATCTATTGGTCAGGACACTCAACAGCAATGTTGGCAAGTGCCGCTGAACATAGAACAATGGCAACAGCAGTTGGTACTGCTTTCGGCGTTCCTGCATTACCTGAGTTATCATCATTAAGTGGTGGTGCTAATGGTCGTGCAAACCCAACAGTTTCACAAAAAACTGATGCATGGGACAAACACTTTGCAGATGGCGAGTTAATCGACATATCATTCCTAATCGTTGGGTCAACATCCAGTGATGCTGGGGGTGGTTCTGAATCTGCTCAAGATACAGTTGCAAACCACAATAGTTTAGTCAACAGTGCAATTCAACTTGCAGAGGCAAGAAAAGATTGTATAGTAGTTGCATCACCTCGTAGGGCTTCAGTAGTGAATGTCGCTTCAGAGGCAACACAGGCAACTAATGTTAAGGCAGACTTCGCATCAGTGACTTCTAGTTCTTATGCAGTTCTAGACAGTGGTTGGGTATACCAATACGAAAGATACAACGACAGATATTGCTGGATTCCAGCAAATGGACACACCGCAGGTATTATGGCAAGAGCAGATTTACTGCAAGACCCATGGTATTCACCTGCTGGATTTTCAAGAGGGCAATACATGGGTATTACCAAACTTGCATTTAATCCAAAACAGGCATCAAGAGATGACTTGTATCGTGCAAGAATTAACCCAATAGTGACATTTCCAGGACAGGGAACAGTTCTATTTGGCGATAAGACTGCATTAAGTTCACCTTCTGCATTTGATAGAATCAATGTAAGAAGATTATTCATCACATTAGAAAAGGCAATTTCAACTGCCGCTAAAGCTCAATTGTTTGAATTCAACGATTCATTCACAAGGGCACAATTTAGGGCTGCTGTTGAACCTTTCCTAAGAGATGTAAAAAACAGAAGAGGATTAGTAGATTTCTCAGTTGTTTGTGACGAAACAAACAATACAGATGCTGTTCAAGATAGAAACGAATTCGTTTGTTCAATATTCTTGAAACCTACCAAATCAATTAACTACATAACATTAAACTTCGTTGCTTCAAGAAGTGGCGTTGCGTTTGATGAAATTTACGGCGCAGTTTAAGGAGTATAAGTAAATGGCAAACATAGACCAATTTAAAGCACAACTACTCGGCGGTGGACCTAGAGCGAACCGTTTTAGAGTTTTTATACCGAGGTCTGGTAATAAGATTGAATTCTTATGTCAGTCAGCACAAATCCCTGCTGCTCAAATAGGTGTAGTTGAACAACAATTCAGAGGTCATGTTCTGAAACTCGCAGGAGACAGAACATTTGAACCTTGGAATGTGACTATTATTAATGATATAGAGTTTTCATCAAGAACTGCTCTAGAAAGTTGGCAAACAGATATCCAACAACTAGACAGTGGTGAAGGTCAAACATCATTAGACTACTTGGTA